CCAGCCCGGAGCCACCATTGGATCCACGCCTGTCGCGCCGACCGGTGGTCGGCTGGCGGCACGTGCGAACCGGTCCGCCATCCAGGTGCCGACGCGCGTCCCGTCAAGAAATACGTCGCCATGCGTGGGCCCCGACGCGTCGGCCTCTCGGCGCATCGGGGCGACCGAGACAGCCGGCACGGTGGCGGACGGCAAGGGAACAGCCGAGCGTACCGACGCGACAGGCAGCGCTGGCGCAGCCGAGGACGCGGCGGCCGCCGAGCCGATGAGGCCGGCGGTCGGTAAGAGGCCTGTCGTAATTTCTCGATGTGGCGTCGGCAGGCTTAGGGGGGTTGACGGTGCTACATCTGGCCAAGGCGGCGCTGCGGCAGGCGAAGGCGTTACGGAAGGCTGTCTCTCCGCCATCACCATCGACGGCGCCACGACTTGAGGTGCCCCCAAAACTGGCTGCGACATCTGTATGATTGGTGGCACCGCAGCGGTGGGCGCTGCCGCCGCCACCGGCGGCACAGCCGGCGAAGGCAAGCTCTGTCCCCCCGTCGCTGGCTCGGCCGCCGCAGTCGGCATGGCCGAAGCGCCCAGCGCCGGAGCGGGCGACGGCGCGGGAGGTACAGCCGGAGCCACCCTCGGCTCTGCCGTGGGCGCCGTCCATGTGCCCAAGCCCTGTGGGGAGCGCGGCAGCGGCGCCAGATCCGCGCGCTGAAGATCGGACACGGGATCTCGCGCGCGCGGCTGGGTTCGTGCCGTGTCGGCCGCCGTCGTCGCGGGCGCCGCCGGCTGCGGCTGGCGGTCGGGTTCGGTGGATGGGACGGGTGGGACGGCAGGCAAGGCAGTTAGCGGAGATGGCGGGGAATCTGCGGCCGGCGCTTTGGGTTGCAGCCGAGTTCCGACATCGGCCAAATCCGCGGCGGCGGCACGACCGACCTCGGCCGCGACCTGCTCCAGGCGTTGCAGGTGCGCCGTGGTGGCCGCTATCGCGCCATCCAGCGCGGCCAGGTCCTGCGCGATTGTCGCAATGCCGGCGCTCACGCCATTCTCGAGCGCGAGCCGGATGCCGATCTGGTAAGCATCCTCCATCAGATCTCTCCGATGCTGCTCAGCGCCGTGGCGACGGCTGAACCGATCGCCGACGCGACAGAGGCGGCTCCCTGCTCAGCCATCGGCGCGAGGAACGGACGCGGTGGCAGGTGCGGCGTGCCATGCTCTTGCCAAAGGGCGACGGGATCGCTCGATCCGATGACGGCCTCGGCGCCTTCAGCCACGACTTCGATGCTATCGTGCAATGTGCCGGTGCGCATCCAAGGGAAGACATGCGCCTCGCCAGGTTGCTTTGACAGCGTCTCGCGCACCGCACCGGCCATCGCTTCCGCCTGCCGGGCGAGCGCGGCATTGGCCACAGCGTCGATGTCGAGCCGAGCGAACCCGGTAGCCAGAGCGGCGAGCTTCATACCCGGTCCTTCCAGCGCATGGTCGCGAAATCGAAAACGTTGCCATCGAGCGTGCCGATCGCGACCACCCAAGCCAGGCGATCTTCCGGTGGCAGGCTGAATGCGACGTCGAATGGCACCCCGTTCCGTACCAGAAACAGGCAATCCACCAGATCGGGGTGCCGGCTCAGTTTCCCGCGTGAGCCGCGACATCGACGGGCGTTTCGGTCGCCGTGAGACCGGTCGCCACCGCGGCGAGGCCGGCATCGCCAAGCCGCGAAACGAGCGCCTCGATCTGACCTTCTGTCGACGGCCACGGGACCGGGATGTCGTCGATGGCCGCAACCGATGCGGCGAGAACCGCCATGCCGAGCCAAGGCTGGTTCTGCGACAGCCCCGGGCCTGCGGCCTTGAACAGGCGTAGTTTGTCCAGCGCCGTCAACCGCCGCAAAGCGAGACGGCGGCCGTTCGAGTCCGTCACTTCAGGCGCCGCCTGCGCGGCAGCGATCAGCCGCCCGGAGGGCGTCGTTGACTGGGTCTGACCGAACGGGCTGTTCATCGACTGCGCCGCCGTCACGACAGCTTCGAGCGCGTCGACGCAAAGAATTCCATTTTCTGCTTGACGCTCTGATCGCCACGCCAAGCGCCAGCCTGCGCCAGTTTGAACACGACCCCATCATACTGATAGGTTGAGGTCGAACCATCCGTCTCCTGCACATACTGATAAATCGTGCCTGGAACGATTGCGCTGCCGGCGTAGTAATCCGCCTCGATCGTGGCGATGAAATCTTCCGCCACGGATGTGCCACGCTCGAGTTCGAAGACGCCATCCCATCCCTTGGGTAGTTCGGCGCCAAGCTGCAGGCCATCGATCCGATCGACGCGGACCGGCGATGTGATCTGGCGGCTGTCGAACCCGGTGACATGGGTGAAATCGACGCGGCCGAATGGCCCCATGACCACCAGTTGGCAGTCGCGGCCGACAGAGAAGGTATTGCTGTAGGACATGGGGCCGGAGTTCCTTGGATGTGATGAACCAAGAGATATCGCTCAGGGCGACGTGACGCGAAGACGCCGCCTGCCTGCGGCACCTCGCTAGGAGGCTGAAGCTGACGAACTGGAGGGCAGAACCTGCGACTGCACCTGAACCGTTTGTCCACCCTCGATATTGACGATGAATTTCTCGTTGATTGCCTGATACTGAACCTGCGCGTCCGATTGCACATAGCCAAGCCCGGTGCGGCTGAGCGGGTTGTTCGAAGCGTCGCAGATCACGCTGTATGGGGTGGAGCCGTCCGTGCTGCCCAGCAAGCCGTGCGAGAGCATATTCTGCAGGAACGATAGCTGCGTTGCCCGGATGTTCCGGAACAGCTTTGCATTGACAACCTGACCGACGTACTGGCCCATGCCGGCGGCCAGCGTTGATGCGATGTAGTTCGTCATCCTGGTGTAGTTGTCGCCGTTGATCGCTGCGTTGCTGCTGGAGTTGTGACCACACCGCACACCCCAGAAGCTGCCGCCCGGCTGAGGATTGCAGATGACATCGATGCCCGCCTGAAACAGGACGCTCAGTTCGGCGGCGGAATACGTGAGGGCTTGGCCGGTGCCCGGCTGTCCTGACGTTTGTGAGCCAACGATGGAGTATAACGGCTGGTTGAGACTGGAATTCTGGGGCGAGAGGTTGCTGAGCCGCCCGGCGACGAAGCCCTGCGGCGACACCAGTCGCAAAATGCCGTTCGCCGTGTCATTCCAATACAGCCAATCGCCGAACATCAGCTTGACGGCGTAGCAATCGAGGCCCGTCGAGTGCTTCGCGCCGACCGCGTTCTGGATCGTGTCGCCGGCAGGTCCTGCGATGATCATGTAGATGCCCTCGGAGAGGGCGAAGGCAGCCTGAGCGGTCCAGGTCGACCCGTCGGTGGAGTCGGACAAAAGTCCGATCGAGCAGCCCTGACCCCGGAGGGCGTACATGCCCTGGCGTGGCACCACGTCCTGCCCGAGCAAAGTCGTGGATGTGACATTCGTCGCGCCATCCGTGCCGGCCACGCCGCCGGTGAGCGTGTAGCTGAATATGAACGGCGCTGCCGACGTGCCAGCGGCAGAGGCGACGACGAGTTGGCTGGGGCCGCGCTGGTTGACTATGCCGGTGTTGACTGCGGCCTGAAGCGCCAACCAGAACTGGGCACCGGTGCCGGCGATGTTGTCGTAGACCTCCGGCGGGAGACCCGGCAGAGCGACGGTGAGCCGCCATGTTCCAGCCGCACTGCCGCCCGTCAGCGCGACGTTGATCGAGTTGCCGAGGCTTCCCGTATACAACGCTGTGAAGAGGAACGTGGTCGACGGGATTTCGTACTGCGCCGCGGTATCGGAACCGTCGGTGACACGAACGCAGCGAAAGGCGGAGGCGCCCTGCTGGATTGCCGTGGCGACCGGGGTGCCCATGTCATAGGCACGCGGCATGATGGGACCGAAGTTTGTTGCATAATCGGCCATGGTGCCGACGATGACGGGCTGCCCGACCGGTCCCCATGACGCGGTGCCGACGACGCCCACGACGTTGGTCGGCACGCCGTTGAGGACCAGGTTCTGCGGCGGTACGATCTGCACGTACAGATCCGGCACCACCAATGCCGTCGTGTTGATGCTGCCTTGCTGAACAATCGGCATGACGCTTCAGGCTCCTTTCGCCGGCGTGACTGAAGCCGCGACCTCGGGTGAGGGCGGGGCCGCCGGAGTGGACGCGGCAGCAGGCCCAGCAGCCGGTTGCGGAGGCGCGGCCGCTGCACCGGGAGCAACCGGGGCTGCGGCCGCCGCCGCGGGACGTCCGGCCACGCGCACGACCTTGCGTGACTGCTCGCCACTGAGAATCTGCGCCATCGTTGCAGGGTCGGTGATGACGTCACCTTTAGAGTACGTCGCGAAAGGTCGCACGACGACGAGAGTCGTGGTCATGTTGTTGCTCCATGGCAGCGACGTGAGGAGGAGACTCAAGCCTGAGGCTGGGCTAGCCGATGAAGCTCTGAGCGGCGGCGAAGTAGGCGGCGCCGGAGGCGCCGTCCGTGTGCGCGACCGCAAAGCTCGCATCGCCAAAAATCATCGTTGGCAAGACTGCTGCGAGGGTCGTGGCATATTCGACCGTGTAATGGAGGTCGCGGCGGTAGAGCGCGGCATTCTCGGCCTGATCGAAAACAATCGAGCCGTGGAACAGGAGGCGGCCGCTGGTGCCGTCGGGTAGGGCGATGAACTGCACCGCAGCGAGAGCCGCGTCGATGGCTGCCGCGGCGGCATCTCTCAGCGCGGGGCTGGGGCACCATAGAGTCACCCTGAAGAGCTGCCGCTGGCGGCGGTTTTCGCTTATGAGCGTCTGGTCGGCGACGGCACGTCCAATGATGCGTCCAGCGCCCGGAACGGTGATCGTCGCGCCCGATACGAGCGCCATCCGATAGTTGGTCAGGTCGGCGGCGAGGATCGCCGCGACGAGAGCCGGTTGATCCGTCGCACCAGTGCGATGGACGACAGCGATATCGTCGACCAAGACCCCGACGACCTGCCCCGCTCCGGGCGTGCCGCCGATCGTAACGCTGAACGCGTCTGCCGATATCGTGTAGCTCGGTTGCGTCGGCGCATACACCTGGCCGTCGGCGGAATATCGGGTCGTGACGGAGAGCCGGTGCGGATCGGGAAAGACGGTGACGTTCAGGGCGCCTGCCGCCAAGTCCTTGTCCAACGACCCCGTATGCGGCCATCCGCGATAGACCCGGCAAAGCGTGTTCAGAACTGACGGCGCGGCAGTGCCCTGCGGATAAAGAACAGCCGAAATGAGATTGACGAGGGCCGTTTCGACAGCGGATTGGTCGGCCATGTGAGAACGGCCCCTTCTATGTCGTGCTCTGCCGGACCTGCAGGCGCCACCCCAGGTCCGAGCGCTCCGCGCTGTCGACGATACCGCGGCGGCCTAGATCGTCGGTCATGAGATCGCTCTGCCGTGGCACGATATCGGCCATTGCCGGAAGCAACACGACCCAGTCACCGGGCGGCGTGTCCGCCGGCAGATCGGCGCGGTCAGAACCTACGCCGCGGCTGGTGAGAACGCTTGCCGGCCAAGCGCTCGCCAGCGGGATCATGTCGCTAAGCAGCACGCCGCCGTAAGGATTGACGCCGATGGCATCGGGTCCCGGCGCCCTATGGAAGCTGACGAAGCGGGTCGTGCGGATGCAGAGCACCGGCAGCAATTCCTGCTGGGCAGCGATGAACCATATTCCGCCGCGATCAATCCCACGACCTCGTGCGGACGGCCGAACGAGATAATCGCCCACTTGCGTCGTTTGAGCATCGAACAACCCGGTCCAGGCCGAGGCACCGAAGCCGAGCGGTTGGGCGAACCCGGACGGCGGCGAGAAGATGACCGGCAAGCGCAGAAAGCGGTTCGCCGGCGCGAGCGGCGCATGGGGGCCGTTCGGACGGTAGGCGTCGCACCATGACCCTGCCGCCGCTGCAGCGCGACCGATGCCGCGGCGAATGTTGTCCTCGATGATATCCTGCATCAGACGACGAGCCTGATGCCGGCATCCGCAAGGGCTGGACCCGGCGGCAGGCCGAGGAAGCCGCAGAGGCGGCGACGCCAATCGTCAAACAGCCTCGTGCGCTCCGCCATTTCATCGGGGTTGCGCGTCCAAACCGCGGCCTGCTCAGTGTCGAGAGTCGTGGCAGCGTTGGGAATGGCGGATTCGAGCGTGCGCAGGGTGGCGAGTTGGGTGCGCACAACCGCCTCCTCCGCCGCCGAGAGATATTGCATTCGATATTCGAGAGTTCCGTAGGCCTGGAAGAAGCGCCAGCCGTTGAAGCCCTGCGGCGTGCTTCCGTAGGCGGGATAGCCACAAAAGCGGCGAATGTCGGTCTTTTCTGAGTCGGTGAAGGCCATGTGGATTCTCCACCATTGCACTGACCGCAAGCGCTGCAGCGGCGCCGAAGATGCCGCCGCTGCAGGTTCTCAGGACCGGGATCTTATCCAATGTGTTCCACCATGACGGCCCGCTTGAAGCTGCTGGTGTTGGCGGTCGGCACGGTCGCTGTCGTCGTTGTGGTGTCGGACGGCGCGCAGAAGCCGCCGATCCAATACCAGCTTTGCGCAATGATCTGCTGCAGGCGATCAAGCGGCTCGCGGGTGACCATCGCCACGCCGTCGACGATCGAGACGATGGCATCCTTCGGCGCGATGTCGGCCTCGCCCATGCCGGCAAAATCCCCCTCGATGAGCGCGCCCTGCCCGCAGATGATCGGCCGGCGGATGTAGGCGCCTGAACCTGAAGGAGCGGTCTGGACGTAGGCCTCGGTCGTCGGGATGAACCGCAGGCCGAGGAAGTCGTTGATCATGCCCTTCTTGAAGACCTGGTTCGCCGAGGTGGCGCCCGTGAAGAGTTGCCGGAAGTCCAAGTCAGCGAACAATTGACGCGCAGAGACGGGATCAAGGTAGCAATTGAAGACGCCGTCGATTTCGGGAACCGCGTTGGCGCGAAGGACGGCCACCGCGTCGAGAAGATTTCCCATCGTCAGCATATCGCCGGCAACCAGCTGCGCCGTGTTCGTGCGATTGTTCGGCCGGATGATCGCTGGCGCATTGGAAGCCAGGACCGTGTTGCCGATCGTTCCGTCCGCGACCGTCACGTTTGAACTGAACGTCAAGACCCCGGACATGCCGCCCGGTGCGTCGGACACGTTGCTTGCGTCGACCGATACGCCGATCAGCGTGTAGTAGTTACTTCCGACCAGCACGGAGAGCGAGGCAGATCCGCCCACCGGCGTCTGCACGCCGTTGACGAAGGTGGTTTGAAAACCGCGCACGTCATCGACCGTCACTGCGGGACCCGCCGCGGAGAGCGTCAGACGGACTCGCGTGTTGCCGCCGAAATATGCGTTGAACAGTGCGTTCCGCGCCAGTTCATCCAGCGAACGCGCCGCCTGTTCGCCGTTGATCGCCGCATTCAGCAGGAACTGGCTGGCGATTCCGACGCGGCTCGTCACCATATTGAGGTCGGTCGTTGCAGCATAGCTGTTCAGCGTGATCGTGTACTGCTCTACGGAGAAGCTCTGCGGCGTGAGGCCGTTGTCCAGATTTGTATTCGTCGACGCGATCAAAGGCGTGGTGACCGACGACTTGAGGCCGGCGCGCGTCTTGGTGAGCGTCTCACCGATGCCGACGGCGAATTCCTGGCGATCGGCACAGGCACGGTAGCCAAGGCGGCTGTGCAGAGCGGATTCGAATTCACGCTCCAGGAACCCCTGCTGAATGATCGGCTGCAACGCGAGAGGAAAGTTCTGGATACCCATGGTGAAACGGTCCTTGTACGGGCTTCAGGGAAGTGAAGGCCGGGGCCGCAAAGGCCCCCTCGGGGCACGTTGGACGCCGGCTCTCAGCGGTGCTTCAGCAGGGCAGCTCTGGCGGCTTGCCACTCACTTTGGCTCATCTTCGTAGCGAGCTTAGGCTCCGGCGGCTGCGCCGTCGGCGCTGCAGCAGCACTGGATGTGCTGGGCGATCCGAAGAGCCAGGGCTTCATGCGGCGGAGCATTTTCATCACCGTGTCGGCGCCCTGCACCTGACCGTCTTCCCCGACAACGACCGAGGTTGGATCGGCGAGTTTCAGGCCATCGAGATCAATCATGCCGGCCCGGATCGCTTCGGCTTTGAGTTCCGCGCGGATCATGCTCTCGCGATGCGTCGCCTCAAGCTCCGCGATCCGGCGCTCAAGCTGCGCCACACGCGGGTCGAGTTCAGCCTCACCTGTTGCAGGTGTGGCTGGCGTGCTGCTTTCGTTCATGATGATCCCGTATTCTGTTGATGCGCGGGCGTGACCCTGCTGCCGCGGAAGGGGCCAGGCAGAGGGGGAGATGCCGAGGGCGGCGACGGGGTCGCTCGCGCAGGCCACCAGCATGGGAAAAGTTCTACCCCAAACTGGGGCGAATGCGCAAGCCTGAAGTCCTAGGTAATCTTGCCTATAATGTTACGCATGCTCGTCGGCAGCGGGTTGTCGTGGTTCGGCAGCCACAAAACGAGCGCTGCCTTGACTTGACGAGGCCAGACGACCCTGGCCTTCAGCGGCGATGCGCGCCAATTCGGCCGCTACATCGGCTACGCCGTAGAGGTTGGCGATCGATGCAACGGCGGTCTCGCGCGACAGCAACCCAGCGCTGCTGAGTTGAACCAAGGTCGCCGCGTCCTGCTGCATCTCCAGACTCGTCTGCGGATACCATCGCGGCCACATCAGCGACAGTCTTGCCGTGAGATCGAGCTTGGCGATTGGCTCACCTGCGACGGTAAGCATGTAACGCTGCGACGCCAGCACGATCATCCGCGCAAGTGCCGTGATTGCGCTCCCGTAGCTAACGCGGAGGTTGTCGGCGAGCCAGATCAGTCCCTGGTTCATAAGTTCCAGAGCGCGTCCAGATTGCGCGGCGGCGATGCGGTCGGCACTGCTGCGGTTGCCGTGCACGCCTTCAAGCGCCATTTCGCGCAGCGTGCGGACGTATTCGATCACCGCCGAGGATGCAGTGCCGCCGATTTCGAGAAGCTTGGCATCGCCGTGTTCGGAAACGACCAGCGCGTTGCCGCCGCCTCGGACGAGGTCGCCGTCCACGCCGGCGGGCTCACGGATCAGAAGCAGCGGATCGGACGAGTATTTCAGCCCGCGTCCGGCCTGCGACAGTTGGTAATCGATCTCGATCGACGTCTCGACGGCCGTGCGAAACGTGCAAGCGCCATCGATCCCGTCCGGCCCGTCAGGCCCGCCGGGCAGATTGCGGATCCAGACGATCGGAACGAAACCGAGATCGTGCCGCACGGTTCGGGTCTCGTCGATGAGCGATGGTGCGTCTTCAGAGATAGGGGTTGGGATGAACCAGGTCTCGCAGGTGACATCCCAGCAGCGGGTAAACCAATATGTGGCGACCGGATCCGGTATGTCATACCCTTGCTCGAGCAGCTTCGCACCGGAGACCTTGTAGCGCTCGGTCACGGATAAAAGTGTGTCGGGAGCCTGCGGATCGAATGTCGGCTGCAGGTAGCGTGTATCCAAAACCTTGAAGAAGACCCGAGCTTTCAGGATACGCAATAGGACTGCGACCGATCCGATCGACCCACGCAGCGCGGCTTCAGCCATGACCGAGTTCAAATCTGCTTCGGCGGTGATTGCGGTCAACGTCGTGCGGGTGGTCAGGTCCTCACACACGATTGACGGAAAGTGGCCGTCGCTGAAGACCAGCGAGAGCGAGTCGTCGACCACGATGCGGGCAAGCGGGTATCGCACCGAAGGACGTCGCCGGCGCAAAGGGATGTATTCGCCGGCGGCGGTGCGCTCCTCATGAAATTCGTACGGAAGCGTGTCGTAAAACGTGCCGTCGAGAACCCGCGCCAGAATATCGAGCCGCGCCGTCCGCGCCGGATAGGCGGGATCGATCGGCATCGTGCTGCAAATGGTGGCGAACATTGTCTACCTCGTCATGCCGACCCAGTAATCCGCTCTGCACGGCTGCAGAGCAGCAATCTCATGACCGCTCCGACGAGCAAGCGCCGCGGCTATGCCTGGCTAGCGAGCGAGGAACGGGACATGGAGACGGCGCGCAGGCGCACCGCGTTCAGCCAGCAGGGCGAAAGCCCGGCTGAGCGCGTCCACCTGGTCGTCCTTCCGCCCTTGCGGAAACTCGCGGAGTTCTTCGAGGAACGCCTGGTTCCACGGGGCGGCCACAACGGCCAGGTTACCGGCGTCGACCTGCGCGGCCACCGGTGCGGCGCGTGTGGTCTTGGCCCCTGTCTCGGGAGTGGCGACGACGCGGTGGCCGACGAGGCGCGACGTCAACCATGCGACCTGCTGTTTGCCGGCCTGACCCGGATCCTGCGGCAGGCCGATCGGCACCGAGACGCCATCTTGCGCAGCGATGTTGACGATCGCCTGTTCAACCTCGTGCGGCCCGCCGCGGATGCGCAGGATGTCTGCGACCACAAGCCGCCCGGTCGGCTCCCGGCCTAGTTTCAGCCCGACCGTCCAGTCGGGATCGCGTCCGTCGGTGGCAGCGGTCGCGGCGAGATCCCAGGCGCGCGCATAGCTGGCATCGTGCGGCGCGGCGGCGAGCAGGCCGATGCGGGCGATATGGAACAGCGAGCCCCCGTCTGGAG